TGTTTCACCGTACCCCGGCCAAGCGCATCTTCTCCGGCCAGTGCCCGGTGCATGGTCGCGTCGATATGAGCGAAGTCGAGCAGCTGGACGGCTCGATGCTGGCGCGTGGCTGCAAGCGCTGCGCTTGGGAGGCCTTGCATACCAGCCCCCGCGACTCGGTAGAACGAGCCCTGGCCACTGCCCAGCACAAGGTCGAGAAAGCCAGCGAAGCACTGATCGCTGCGGGGATCACCCCGCGCTTTGCTGGCGCCACCTTCGACAGCTACCGCGCCGAGACGGAGCCGCAGCACAGGGCTCTGGCCAAGTGCCAGGCCTATGCCGAGCAGTTCCCGGCCAACTTCCGGGCGGGCCGCTCCCTGCTGCTGACCGGCAACGTCGGTTGCGGTAAGACTCACCTGGCCAGCGCGATCGTCCGCACGGTGGTGGCCGATCAATGCCGTGCGCTGATCATCCCGGCCGGGGACATCGCGAGTATCGCCCGCGCCTCGATGGTGCCAGGCTCGGGCTACACCGATCGCGATGTAGCGGTCCACCTTGGCAGCCTGGATCTACTGGTGATCGACGAGGTCGGCGCCCAGAAGGGCAGCGAGTACGAGTTGGGCTTGCTGCACGGCATCATCGACCGCCGGTACCAGGCGGTACTGCCGACCGTGGTGATCAGCAACCTGAATGCCGAGGGCCTCAAGTCCTACATTGGTGATCGTGCCCTCGACCGCCTGCGGCAGAACGGTGGTCAGCAGGTTGGTTTCACTTGGGCCTCTATGAGGGCGGCGGCATGAGGGCGCTCTACAGCGACGAGGCCGAGCACGGTGTGCTTGGCGCGGTCATTCATGCTTCGCTGCAGCAGAACGCAGGCCTGGTCGAGGACATGCTTGGGCAGATGACTTCGGCCGACTTCTACCACGCCGACAATGCGGCCTTGTTCGAGGCCATGCTGGAGTGCCGCGATCAAGCTATGCCCATCGACCCGGTGACCTTGGGTGCGGTTAAGCGCCTGCTCCCGGGTGGCGACAACGTCATGGCCTATGCCGCTGAACTGGCCAGCAAGGTTCCCTCGCTGGCCAACTGGAAGGCCTACGCCAAGCACGTCAAGGAGTGGGGCGTGATCCGCCGCATTCTGGACGTGGCGGGCGGGGCACAAGAGATGGTGCAGGCTGGCGTCCCCACGGGCGAGGTCATCGCTGCAGCCCAGCAGGCTATGGCTGATCTTCGAGATCTCGACGGCGAAACCAAGGGTTTTAAGCGCCTTGACGCTTGGATGGGGGACGCGGCCCAGATGGTGGATGACAAGCTGAATGGCAATGCCCCGGCTTGGCCGGCCACGGGCCTGGGGGATCTGGATGAACTGGTCCAGGGCATCCGCCCGAAGAAAGTAACCGTGATTGCTGGGCTGCCGGGTAGCGGCAAAACCACCCTGGCCCTGCAGATCGCCCAGCACAACGCCGTCAAGGTGCGGAAGCCGTGGTTGGTGTTCTCCATCGAAATGCCGGGTGAAGAACTGGGGCTTCGCGCCATCGCTTCGCTGGGTGGGGTTGCGCTGCATAAGCTGGATAACCCCGCCAAGATGGGCGATGACGATTGGGCGCGCATGGGCGGAGCGGTGGCCCAGGCGCTGGATGCCCCTCTCTTTGTCTGCGACGACCCAGTGCAGACCCCGGCCACCATTCGCGCCACTGCACGGCAGTGCCAGCGCGAGCATGGCCTGGCCGGGATAGTTGTCGATTACCTGACTCTGGTTCGCCTTGAGCGCGGCGGCCGTTCTCGCACCGAGGAAGTGGGCAAGATCAGCAAGGCCCTGCTCCAGCTGGCCAAGGAAATGGGTATCCCGGTTATTGAACTGGCCCAGCTGAACCGCGACTCGACCAAGCGCCCAGGCAAGAAGCCCCAGTCCAGCGATTTGCGCGACTCCGGCGAGATCGAGGCTGACGCCAGCTGCATCCTGATGGTGCACCGTGACATGGACACGGAAGAGGGCCAGAACGGGCTCACCGAAATCCTGATGACCAAGTGCCGTCACGCCCGGGTGGGCAGCTGCATCGTCCAGCAGGAAGGCCAGTATGGTCGTTTTGCCGACTTCTCCGGCTCGCTGCCCAGCGACGACGAGGTCGAGGCCGGCCGCAGCAGTTACGCCCAGCGCTACAAAGGGGGTAGCAATGAGCGATTCTAAGACCCTGACTGTCACCCTCAGCGATGCGGAGATCCGCCGGCAGGCCGCCGGCAACGTCTTCCAGCTGCGCGACACCCGGCACCGGGAGCTGCGGTTCCGCTTCTCGACCGTGGACCGTAGCCGCGGCGCTTGGCACGTCGTGGTGCGCGGGCGCTGGGGCAAGGCCGGCGATTATCCGGGGATCAGTACCAAGACGATGCTGACCACTCTGCCGGAGATCCTGGCGCGCCGAGCCGTCGATGCTAGCGCGAAGTCCACCACCACCAACTGGGTCACCGTGGGTGATGTTCTCGCCTGGTACCGCGACCGGATGAACCGCGACAAGGGGCTGTCGGCCAAGCGCAAGGCCAGCGCCAAGTCCGCGCTGGATCGCCACCTGGCGCCGCGCCTGGGCGACCTGCTGCTGGCCGAAGCCAACAAGCAGGCAATTGACCAGCGACTGATGTGGCCGCTGCAGGAGCGCTATGCCTTGTCGTTCGTGCGCTCGGTCTACGGCGTGCTTTCGGCGGCTTTCCGCCAGGCCCTGCGCCTGGACCTGCTGCCGATCAACCCCATGGCCTCGCTGAAGTTCACCGACTTCGTGCGGACGCGGATCAGGCCCAAGCCTGCCCGCCTGCGCGGTGACGATGTGCCGGGCCTGCTGGCGGTGGTGGCCGAACGCTTTGAGGTGGAGCCGGCGGGCTGCATGCTGGCCCTGATGATGCTGTGTCACGGCTCCCGGCTGGGCGAGACCCGGCTGGCGCGCTGGCGCAACGTCAACCTCGACGCGGGGCGTTGGTTCATCCCGGCCGGCGACACGAAGACAAAGGCCGAGCACACGTTGCCACTGACCACCCAGGCCTGCGCCCTGTTGCAGCGGTACCAGCTCGTGCAGGCCGCCCAGGGCTATACCGGCCCGCTGATGTTCCCGGGAAGCCACGGCGCACCGCTGAGCCCGAGCAAGGCCAACACCCTGTTCACCGATCTGGCCAAGGGCGAATGGTCCAGCCACGACCTGCGCAAGGTGGCCCGCACGGCGTGGACCGACCTCGGGGTGGATTACATGGTGGGCGAACTGCTGCTGAACCACGCCATGAAGGACTTGGACGCCACATACATCCACACCGCTGCCGAAGGCCTGAAGCGTCAGGCGCTGGAGGCCTGGCATCAACACCTCGACGGGCAGGGATTCGCCGCCATCCACACCGAGACATTGCCGGGACACAAAACCGGGCCTGCAACTGCTGACGCCACTAACGGCGCGGGTTGCAGCGCCTCACAGCATCCATCCCAAGGGAGGATGCACGATCAAGAATTTAAGCCAGGAGATGGCCATGAGTAACGTCGCTGCGGCCATGCCGCGTAAAAGTCTGACCGCCGTCGAGCGGCAGTTCCTGAAACAGGGCAATCGCCTACTGCTGGATCAAGCCAACGGTCGGATCGCCTCCGCTGCCCTGATGGACATTGTGGCCGACTGGCACGGCTCCCGGGCTGCTCAGGGCTTCGAGCAATTCGCCAAGGCCTGGATCATCCAAGGCGGCGCCAAAAACAAACACGCCTACAAGCTGCTGTGCGAGCTGTTCGGCCTGGACACCGACCCAACGCCCCGGAGGGCTGCATGAAGAAGCGAACCTACGTAGACAAGGCGCTGGGCGATACAGAGTACATGCTCGAGCAGTGGGGGTTCTGGCGTATGTGTGAGATGGGAGTGCCGCGCTATGTCTCGCCACTCTACGCGCTCATGCGGGACAACGTCCCATCCGTGGGCGGCGCACGACAGCATGTGATCACAGACGATCTGGCCTTGGTGGTTGACCGCGCCGTGGCCAAGCTGGTGAAGCGTAACCAGCAGATGGGTGACTTCGTGTGGGCATACTACGGCTACAAGCATCCGGCAATGAGGGTCGGTCGGGAGGCGGGCATGTCTGAGCGCAAGGCCCGGGAGATCATCAAGGCTGGCGTTGCATGGATCGACTGCGCCCTTGAAGAAATTCGAGAGGCTGCGTAAAAAGTTCTATGCGGGCGGATAAACACCTGTTTTCATAGCAGCGTGTCCAGCTTGCAACGTTACGCGACACAGACAAACCCCG